GGTTCGGCCACCTATCAGTTTCACATGGATGCACATGCCCGTGGCTTATTGGCAGAAGAAGGGCTGAAACTGGTCCTGTACTGTGCCGCAGCTAAGTTGGACATGCAGGTAGTATATGACTTTATTGAAGATCATGTGAGGTACGAGAATGACGAAGCTACCTGAAGGACGAGAGAATATTAGTGAGTGTTTTTGGTTAAAAATACACGGAATCAATTAGAAAATGATGATTTTTATGGACTTGGCTAGACACAAACTAATTTCTTCAATTAAATCAGTAAGTTGGTTGCGGGAGTAGGATTTGAACCTACGACCTTCAGGGTCTGGGCTACATCAATAAAATCAATGACTTAAATGGTATGAAAGTAGTTAAGCCCATAACTAAAAACCCTTAATTAAGTGTTGACTGACCTGTTTTTTCCTGTATCCTGCGGATTGTCCCGCAAGGGGCAATAATATAACCCATAGCTATGAATGGATGAGATATGTATAGCTATAAAGATCAATTAGAAATCATTCAGAACATAAAACTGTCAGACGGGGATAGGAAAACTATTGATTGCCCGTTCTGTGGGGGAAAGAAGAAGTTCACCATAGATAAGTATGACGGAAAGATTGTCTGGAATTGCTATAAAGCGAGTTGTAATGCAAAAGGAGCATACAATGGTAAAAGATCAGTTGATGCAGCGAAAGCATATCTTTCTAATAATGCAACTCAAAGGAAAAAGACTGACCTGTTACCTTGTCCCAAAATTCAAACCAAAGCAGACAACCACCCGCCTGCGATTGATTACCTAAAATCAGTCAATTCATGGGAAGCATATCAGAGAGGCTATATAAAGGTCACCTATGCGCCTGCCGAAGATAGGGTCCTGTTCCACTCACAAGATGGTCTAGGGGCTGTAGGGCGCTCTTTGAGGCCTGCCAAAGCAAAGTGGTGGTCTTACGGGTCTTTAGAGCATGGCATAGCTGTGGGTATAGGTGACCACGCAATATTAGTTGAAGATGTAGCTAGTGCCTGTTCAGTATCCAGAGTAGATGGCTTAGTTGGAGTAGCCCTTCTTGGTACGAATATAACTAAAGGAATAAGAAAGACACTTAATAAGTATAATAAAGTTACATTAGTTCTTGACAATGATGCGGCATCTAAAGCAATGTGTGTAGCCAGGAGATATAGTTGCGTGAATAGTGTACGTTTAACTAATAAAGATTTAAAATGGTTAACATGCGACCAAATACGAGAAATTATTTAGCCATGAGTGCATATTCATGGTCCTATATATTTTCTTCTCTTTCTTCACGCATAAGAAGGGTTCTTATAAAACACAGACGCAAAGCATGTAATGTTTGTATGCTATCAGTATTCTGGATGCTCTGGAGTGATAAGCATGTTAACCCTGCAACTGCCCCGCCATGTTCCTTGCATGTTTAATTTCACTTTAAAAATGTAACAATCGTCGAAGCTTACCTAGTACCGACGTTAAACTAAAGGAAAAGGTAAATGAAAGCCCGTGGCATAGTTGTAATTGATTACGAAATCGAAGGTGGTTTTAAAGAAGCCGCTGAAGAGCAAGATAAGCTGGAGAAAGCTATCGCTAGTATCGTTGATAAGAACAAGAACGTGGTCTTCCACCAAGTAGACATGAAAGAACGTCGTGGTGAGAAAACTATGGACATCAGCAAGATGAAGTTCAGACACGTCTAACTTACTGATCTAAAACAACAACAAAAGAAAACGGCTCCGAATGTTAATTCGGGGCTTTTTTTATTTCTGTTATCTGCTAGGCTTGTAGCCCTTAACTATAACCATTTACAAATGGATGAGCAGAATGGAAATAGAACTAATAAAAACACTACTAGATCATGGGGCCTATCTTGCAAGTCAATCTAAACTTAGAGCATCTATCTTCTCAGACGAAGGGGCAGACCTATATCGCCTGCTAAAAGATGCGCACGATAAGTACGAATCAGACCTCAAGCCTGATGACCTGTACTCTATCTGGCTGAGTAAGAACCCTGTCGCTACGACTTCAGAGATTAATGACTTCAGAGACAGCATAGATGATCTAAAGAAAGCAGAAACCATTACTCCTGCAATAGCAGGGGATGTCATTGAGAGCCTATGGCGTCGGGAGATTGGCAGAGACATTGCTAACATCGGCATTAACATGTCGGAAGGGGATACCTCTGCCCTACTCAAGCTACAAAGCCTGCTAGAAAAGATATCTGGCAGCTACATGCCCGACGAGTTTGGTGATCCTACCACAGACAACATCTATGAACTGTTGGCTGAAACCTCTGATGAAAATCGTTGGAAGTTTAATATCGAAACCCTATCCCGTCATGTGTACGGCATCGGGCCTTCAGAATTTGGTATTGTGTTTGCCCGTCCAGAGACAGGTAAGTCTGCCTTCTTAATCAGTATTGTTGCTGGCCCCAATGGGTTTTGTCAGCAAGGTGCTAAAGTCCTGTACCTAGGTAACGAAGAGAAGACCACCCGTACAAAGCTACGGGCTATCCAAGCCTGCGCAGGAATGTCACGTCAGCAAATAGCTGACCATCCTGATCTGGCTATGGCTAAATACCAATCCATCAAAGACCGCCTGATAATGAAAGACATTCAGGAATGGGACTTAGATACTATCAACAGTTACTGCGAAAAGATTAAACCCGACGTTTTGCTTATAGACCAAGCAGACAAGGTAACTATCACAGGCAACTATAACTCTAGCCATGAACGCCTGCGTGAACTGTATCGCAGCCTGCGTGAGTTAGCCAAGCGCCATGACTGTGCCTTGATCGGTGTAAGCCAAGCAAGTGCAGAGGCAGATGGCAAGACCCGTGTGGACTTCTCAATGCTAGAAGGTTCCAAGACGGGCAAGGCAGCGGAAGCTGACTTAATCATCGGTATTGGTAGGGCTTCGTCCAGTGACGATAACGAGCCTGACAATCGCCGCTTCATTAACATTTCCAAGAACAAACTATCAGGATTCCACGGCTATGTCATTGCCATGATCGAACCTGAAGTAAGCAGATATTCGGAGTAATCATGGGGAAGAGATCAGACTTTGAACGGAAGCCAAGAGACTTCTATAAGACGCCACACGATGCAGTTATCCCACTATGGTCATTTCTGGATGACGTGCAAACCTTCTGTGAACCATGCGCTGGTGATGGTGCGCTAATACATAGCCTGCAAAACTTTGGGCTGACTTGTAATAGTGCATACGACATCGAACCGCAGCGGTCATGGATTGATACGCTAGATGCTACAATCCTAGCTGAAGACCACCTGAAGGGTGCAGAAGTAATCATTACCAACCCACCGTGGGATCGGCAGCTATTACATCCAATGATCGAAGTGTTCTCGGACCTACGCCCGACATGGCTTCTGTTTGATGCCGATTGGGTCCACACAAAACAGTCCATTAAATACTTACCCCGCCTGCGCAAGATCGTGAGCATCGGCAGAGTTAAGTGGTTCGATAAGACTACAGGCAAGGACAATGCCGCTTGGCATTTGTTCGACAAACACGATGAGACAATGACCACAAAATTCTACGGGAGAAGATAAATGCAAGGTGATGTAGAAATCATTGAAGAGCAAATCAAAGCAGTAAAAGCGTACATTCCTTACGACGATAGTTACAACAACACTGCCTACAAAAGACTACAAAAGCTTGAGGTTGCGCTAGAGTTTGCAAAAGTCGGTGGCAATAGAGTTGTAGTCCTGCGGGATGAAGTCATCATTGATGGCACATATGTAGCCACGCTGTTGAACAAAAAGTGGAAGGTTAAGGGCAAGCGAAAGTGGTACTTCTATAGTAGCCCCACCAATCTCCTGCACAAGCTAGGAGAAAGCCAATGACCATATTAGTACTAGACTTGGAAACAACAGTTGACCGCTTTGATGGCAAGACAGACAACAGCCCGTTTAACCCAAAGAACAAATGCGTATCTGCGCACTTTGGTGTCCTGACTGAACACGGCGTTGGGGAAGTATTCTCTCTAGTCTTTCATCACAATGATAAACCAGAGCCTGATTGCCGTAGCCTGTTAGAACAACTGTTAGAACAAGCTGAAGTTCTTGTAGCCCACAATGCTAAGTTTGATGTTATGTGGCTTGAAGAAATGGGCTTTCGTATACCAGATCGTATATACTGCACGATGGTGGGAGAATACATTTTAGCCAAAGGCCAACGCCAAGAGTTAAGCCTAAAAGCTACAGCGGAACGTCGTGATGTAACCCGCAAGAAATCTGACCTAGTAGATGAACTGTTTAAAGGTGGCACTGGGTTCGAAGCCATGCCTCTTGAGACTGTACTAGAATACGCAGAAGCAGACGTTGTGTCCTGTGGAGAGGTATATTTATCTCAGCAAGAAGACTTCAACAAAGATGAGAATAAATCCCTTAATCACATCATCCTGCTAATGAACGAAATGCTAGAGTTCTTAGTTGAGATTGAACGCAATGGTATCAAGGTAGACATAGAGGTACTGCAGGATATTAAAGTTCAGTATGAAGCAGAACATAAAGAACTGACTAAACGTCTAGACGAAATCGTTGAAGAGGTCATGGGTGATACGCCTATCAACCTGAACAGCGGTGCAGACATGACCAAGGTGGTTTATTCCCGTGAGGTCATTGATCGGGCTAATCACCAACAGGTATGGAATATTGGGGTAGGTCCAAACGGTAAGCCTTTACCCCCGCCCCGTATGAATGATGCACAGTTTAGACGTGCGGTCAGGGCCACCACAAAAATCATTGAGCG